CATTCTGCCCGAGCAGCTCCGCACCCGCAATCTCCGGGAAAACCTTTACTACCAGCTCGCCCCTCGCGGCGTTGAATGGCTGAACGCAAACGGCCACCGCGCGGACCAGCCCCGCCGTGTCTATAACCTCGGCCACACCGGGCTTGTCTCACACATCATGGCGTCAATCACTGCCGGCGTGGCTCAACAGAGCGGCGCGCGGATCGTTTCTTGGGATGAAATCCAAACACACCCCAAGTTTCCGGCAACCACGCGAACTGCCAAAGACAACACGGCCATCCCGCACGCCAACGGCCACATCCGGCCGGACACTCACCCGTTCGGCATCGAGCTTCCGAAGGACGGCAAGAAAGGCTACCGCTTCCTTGTGGTCGAGGCCGACAACGGTACCGAGACCATCTATCCGACCAAACCGCGCGAATACAAAGGCAACTCGATCTATGCGAAGTTCGAAGCCTATCTCGCATTCATCGAGGGCAAGGCATTCCATACGCGCTATGGTCTACCGAACTATTACGTGCTTTTCGTTTTCACGAACCAACAGCGCCTCGCTAACGCAATGACCCTGCTTGGTTCAATGTGCCGAGGTTCCAAATTCATTCTGTTCCAAGAAACGAAGCAAGACGCGCCACCGGGCTATGTTTTCACGACGCCTTGCGAGCGCGTCGGCTTCGACCCGCTCTTACTCAATCAGCCATAAAAAAAGGGGAGCAGCGTTTCGCCACTCCCCACTTGCATCGGCCTATTCGTCCAACGGTTCGTCGTCATTCACGAACGGCGGGACCAGAACGACCACGCCATTCCACTCGCCGATCGGCAGCGTGTTGAGCTTGATGGAATAACCTGGCTCACTGTTCTTCCGCGCGAAGGCCACGCCGATTTGCGACCAGTCGCGCGGACCCGGACCGGTCTTTGCACGAACGTAAAACGCGATTTCACGGCGTTCAGTCGCTTGCGTTCCGCGACGCGCAGGGCGCGCGGGTGTTTCGGTCATGCTCATTTGCATGCTCGCTTTCTCCCCGCACATTGTTCGAGTGGGGGTGGGGCGAGGCGACTGCTTTTATGCGGTTACGTCGCGAGCGGTTTAATTGACCAGTGGCTAAGACACCGCCGCATTACTCCCCCCACCCACACTCGAATTACCTATGCACAGCATACCAAAGAGCCTCGGAAATGCCGTGGGAGAATGTGGATAGGCACATTCACACGGAGGTTTCCATGAATCGGCCTCGACTGGATTTTGCTGAAATCAAACGCGCAGCTCCTATCGTCAAGGTCGCCCAACTCCTTAATCTCGACCTGAAACGGGATACAGGCGGCTTTCGCTGCCCCTGTTCATCGGGACGGGGGAACGACCGGGCTATCAAGATCACGCCCGGCTACCAGAACAAGGACGGCACCCTCGGAGCGTTCTACTGCCACGGCTGCAAAGCCAGCGGCGATTGTATCGCCCTGTACGCCCACATCCGGAACGTGGACAACTACGAAGCCGCTCAGGCCATCTCAAAGCACTTCAGCGTGGCTAGCGAGCCCGCGGCCGATCCCAAGCCCCGGGAAGCCACAGCAAAGGGCTTACAGCCCCTCGACTACATAGATGTCCATCACGAAGCCCTGGAGCTTCTTGGCCTCTCCCCGGAAGTCTGCGGGGTGCTGGGCGCCGGATACGCCGGCAAGGGCACGATGAACGGCCGCGTTGTCATCCCCATTCGCACGGAAGACGGCACGCTCGTTGGCTATTTCGGGATTGCCACAAAGGCCGACCAAGTGCCTTTGCTGAAATTCCCCGACAACCTCGACGAACGCTGCGGCGTGGCGCAGCCCATCGAAGCCGAGGAGCCGCCTGTCCAGACGCCGAAGGACGAGCTGCGGAAGCTTCTCCGCGTCGTATAGCTGGCAAGTGCGATTCCGTCTCCGGAGCAGCGCGTAGGCACGCTGGCGGGGTAGGAGACCTGTTCTTAGAACAGAAGCCCGTTGAGAGCCTGTGATCCGCAAAGTGCTTGTCAGCTTGCCGCGTCTCGCTAAGGGACGCGGCTTTTCTTGTGGTATTATTTTCTTGATGAACCACGAACTCGCCAAAGAACTGAAGGATGCGGGATTTCCGCAGAAGCAACACGAAATTTCCGACAGAGACACGGGCGCTTGGCCGAAAGATATCGCTCCGTACAAATGGCCCTACAACCCCACCCTTGAAGAACTCATAGAGGCGTGTGGAGGTGATTTCAAAAAACAAGCTTTCGATCTACTCAGGCAGTATTCCCAAACGGGAGAGTGGATGGCATTTGGTATTAAATACGTTGACGGAGAAGTTCATTCGTATGGTGGAGATTTATTCTCAACCCCCACCGAAGCCGTAGCCCGCTTGTGGCTCGCGTTGAACAAAAAATGATATTTCACCGTCGTAGCGCACAGCACACCACCGCGCCCGTCCCTCCTTTTCAGAAATAAATCAGCCTGCTACGCGCGAACCATGTCGCGCATTGACGTTATCCAAGCCAACGACGTTCTCCGCACCACCTTTAAGGGCGGCAGAATTGAAGTGTGGCACGGAGCATACGATTTGGACGACCGCCTCATCGGCCGCATGCTTTGCGTCCTCGCACGGTACAACAAATTCGAACCAGACACAGAGCACGACAGCGGCCTCTTTATATTTGCTGGATTTAGCTTCGAGTGGCGTATCGAAACTGAAAACAACGAGCGCGTCCTGCGGGTGTGGGTAAATCAAGATGTGCTCAACGGCGCGGGTTAAGATTCACTATGGCCTTGTGCCCACTAGATATCAAAACGCTGCTGGATCATCCCGCCGCAAACAAACTCCCCGCTTCGGCGGGGACTCTTTTAGGTGCGCTACAATGAGATGCAGGCCACAGGAGGTCTGCATGCTTCAAAACGCAAAGCGAACTTACGCGCTCGCCGGCTTCACCGTCGAGAAGCGTCCCAAGGGATGGTTCTTTCGCAAGACCTACGCGGATGATGATTGGCGTGGTCCTTACAGCTCACCAACTAGTGTGTCACTCATGATCGCCCGGCAGCTCAAACGGGAAATCACCAAACGCGATGCGCCGTACGCCGTGGAGTGAGCCATGCGCAAGTGGGTCGAGATCGAAGGCCGCAGATATCGCTGGAAAGACCTGCTGAAACTGCGCCGCGAGCAAGACAAGGAAGACCGCAAAGCCCGACAACAACCGCTCTTTGAGTTGCACGAGGATAGACGCCCCGCCTCGCAGCAGACAGCGGACGGCAGGCTACAGAGCCCAACGCTGTTCAAAGTTGATTAGTGGGCGCTAACTGCGGAGGTGAAGCGGACGGAATCCCGCACCCGAACGTCTTGAAGACTAACCGCACGAGAGGCCAGCGCCAATGCTGGTCTCTTTCGTTGTGGTATAATTTGAGCTGTATGGAGCTTTGGTCTAGTGCGAAAGCCGACAAAGTATTTTCAAGATTCATCCGCGACCGCGATAAACGCTGTTTCTTTTGCTCCAATCCCGCAACTCAATGTTCTCACTTTTGGGGGCGCGGCAACTCCGCTACCAGATACGACCCCGAAAACTGTGATGGTATCTGCGGCGGATGCCACATGCGGCACGAAGGAAATAAACAAGGGCTTTATGCTCAACTGAAGCTTAAGCAGCTCGGCGAACTGGGTTACATGAAACTTGCAACCCGCGCTATGTCCATCGTCAAACGCAGCGACGCTATTAAAGCGTTCATGGACTTTTACGAAACGCTATGAACGATGAGGAACGACAGCAACCCAAAAATCCCGCCGCGCTCCTTCCGTACACAAAACGCCTACTCCCCGAAGATCCCGAAGCGCGAATTATCCCGAAGCAATGGCAACCTGTCAGCCCGTCTTTGTACAGTGAACATTACAAGTGAGCTTTACCAGTTCTCCCATATTCGTTCTGCGAATTGCTGCTCTTCCCGCCCGCTCACATCACCGTAAATCCCTGTCGTGCGTAAGGACGCATGGCCGAGCCATCGCTGCACGATGTGAGGTGGCACGGCCTGGAACGCTGCCACCCCAAACGTGTGGCGCAATCCCTTCGGCATCGCCGCCGAGCCCGATAACCCTGCGCGCTTCATCACCACTTTCACATAACGCCACGCGGTACTGCGGCTCCAATGCCAAAGCCGCGCAGTCCGAAAGTAGGAGTCCTTTTCGCGCGTTGTCAGATCGAACACTGTAGTCAGCTCAGCTACCAAACTGGCCGGGATTGGGATTTGCCTCACAACGGCGCTCCTTCGCCGCTTCAACGTGAGGAAGGCAACAGTCCCGGCATCTCGATCGATCGATAGGGGCGTTACAGCCAGGCCTTCAGAAATTCGGCACCCGCTCCACATCAGCAGAAGGCAAAATAGGCGAGGCTCTAATGGCAGCGTGCCCGCGGCAACGGCAAAGCGTTGCCGCTCGCCAGCGTTCAAATACTTCCGCCCACCGCCGACCGTATGAAGGGTCATCGGTTGGCTGTTCGCTGGCTTTCGCTTGGGACCGGGCAACACTTTAGCCAATAGTGTTGCAAGCCATTTGTGCCGTGTTTTCGCGGTCTTTGGGGAATGGAGAAGCGACTTTAGAGAATTACTCCGCATAGAGAGACTGAAATTATATCGTATTTTCAATGCCCTGAGACAGAATTGGCTATTTCGTAAACGTCCCCTCAGTTGAGCACGGACCAGAAGCTTCCCGCCGATTGCGCAGCTAGACCGTGTAGAAGTGCAACGAGGACTATCGTGGTAGGACGCGGCCCCGATCAGGTGGACAAGCACATCGGCGAACGCATACGCCTACGCCGATTGATGCTGGATATGAGCCAGACCGACGTAGCTGACGCGCTCGGCCTCACCTTCCAACAAGTCCAAAAATACGAGAAGGGCAGTAACCGCCTCAGTGCCGGCAGGCTTCTTCGTGTCGCGATCCTGCTAGAAGTGCCTTTGACCTATTTCTACCAAGACGCTCCAGGCAGCAGCGCGCTTGTCAGCAAAGCAGCGATACCGCACTTCGTCACCGACATGCTCATGACATCAACTGGCATCGCGCTCGCCCGCGCGTTCAACAAAGTGAAGAGAACCGACCTTCGCCGCAAGATCATCAATTTCGTTGATGCCATCGGAGAAGACGAAACCAAACAACGAAAGCGCACGGTATAATCACCGTTTGCTTCTGATTACTGCAACCATTTTTCGCGCCTCGCCACACGCAGCTTTGATGTACTCACATTTCGTTTCAGTATTCTTAGCCCGCTTAGCCAACTCGCAGTAATTCGTAACACGTACGCTTGAGCTTATCGGGGAGGCTTGTCTTGGTGCACTACTCGGCGCTTTGACCATCCTGTGCCTCATGATCCTATTTCTCGCACTATGCACCGTCTGCAAAGTGATAACACTAGTCCTCGCTGAAATCCGAATGTGGATATCCATTTGCCACGCTAGGCGTATGGTATACTTCTAGCTATGAACGCACGGGCCGCCGAGCTTTGCCGGTTTGTAGCAAAGCGTGAGTGCGAAAAACGCAATGTGCCCTACACCAAATTCTGGTACCGACAAATCAAAAAGGTCTACAATCAGGTTCCTTGGAACAAGAGACACCTATTCGGCTGATACAGAGCCATTTTTCCGCAATTATTCAATTTTATGGCCGGGAAGACCCTAAACGACAGAAAGCTCGCATCTGAAGTACGGACACTTTCTTTGCGCGCGATCAAAGCAGCGCTCAACGGCAAAGATGCTGACTTCAAGAAGCAGTTGCTCTTAAGACTTGCTCCAACCGTGCTCCCACGCATTACAGAATTCTCCGGCGAAGATGGTGGTCCGATGATCGTGAAGCTTGTCTCGTATGGAGATAACGCTTCCGCATAACTTCCAAAAGCCGACGCCTTACCAGCTCGACTACCTCGCCAGCCCAAAACAATTCTCTGTTCTCGTTTGGCACCGACGCTCGCGCAAATCACGCACTGCGCTCAACAAGCAAATCCTAAAGATATTCCAGAGACCCAGAGCCGCTCCGGGCGTTTGCTATTACGCGCTCCCGACCTATCGCCAAGCCAAACAGGTCATGTGGGATTCATTGGTCAATGAGCACATCCCCCGCGAAATCATCGACAAAAAGAACGATAGCGAACTGGCGATCCATTACAAAAACGGCGTCATCCAACGCTTCATCGGCACCGAAGACCCGGACAAGCACCGTGGCACGAACCCGTTCGATGTTGTCTTCGATGAATACTCGGAGATGCCCGAGGAGATATGGACGGCGATCTTTCAGCCGGTCCTACGCGAGAACAAAGGCAGCGCAACATTCGTCTACACACCGAAGGGCAAGAATCACTCGTGGAAGCTGCTTGAACTAGCGAAGCAGAACCCCGAATGGTTTTGGAGCCTCAAGACCGTACACGACACCGGAGTGTTCACCCCGGCAGAGCTTGACGAGATCAAACGCAACACTCCGCAAGCCCTGTACGCGCAAGAGTATGAGTGCCAATTCCTTGAAGGAGCCGGGCAATTCTTTCGCCGCATTCGAGAAAACACATACGATCCGTCTAAGACCGACCTTACGACCACAGGAGACTTTCAGCTTGGCGTAGACCTGGCTAAGTACCAAGACTGGACCGTCATCACACCTTTCAACCTCAATACGTTCCGTGCCTACCCGCAAGATCGCTTCAACCAGGTGGACTGGAATCTACAGGAAGCCCGAATTGAAGCCGCGGCCCGTCGTTTCAACGATGCCAAAGTTGTCATAGACAGCACGGGCGTTGGTGACCCAATCGTTGAGAACCTACAATCACGCGACCTCAACATTGACCCATTCAAGTTCACCGAGACGAGCAAATCGAACCTATTGCAGAACCTCGCCATCAACCTTGAACAAGACAAGGTCAAAATACCGAACGATGAGGGTCTTATTGGAGAGTTAGAGAGCTTCCGCTACGAGCTGAATGAGCGCGGCAAGATAAAATTTGGTGCACCGGAGGGGATGCCAGACGATCGCGTTATGTCTTTGGCACTTTCAGTGTGGAATGCACACCAAACGCCACTTCAAATCGACGAAAGCGTCGAAGAACCCGAGCCGACCTACCCAGATATCGGCATTTGAACCGCTATCCCCACCCTGTTTTGACAACGTGTGGTACAATTCACGCATTAGCATTCACTTTCTTATATGGCAGCACCATCAAAGCAAGATTTAATCGACGCATTGACTAAGCAAAACATCCCGCTCACTGGCGAGGAAACCGTTGCGGACCTCAAGCGGCTCATTCAGGACAACGCTATTGAGCTTACCGATCCGAAAGAGATCGAGGAGGCCCAAGCCGATCCGGCCGCGCAGGAAGCAATCCAAAACGCGAAGGAAAAGGGGAAGCCGGGAGTTATAAAAGAGTGGACCATGAACGGCCACCTCATGCGCCGCATCCGCGACGAACACGGTCGCATTACTGACGTTCGGGTTTAATTCAACCGGGGACGCTTATAGCAATCTCGTACAGGGTTCGTGAAAAGATAGCCAACCAGATCAAGACTGAGATCCAATTCTCACGCCTCTATAAGCAAGGAAAGGTTCGCAACTGGCAGAAAAATGAGCAGATGTACTACGCGTACAAACTGCCCCCGCAAGACAGCCGAGCCAACGTCGAATTGGGATTGATGCAGTCCTACGTCCATACGCTGCTTTCCAAGATAGATAACCCGCTCACGTTCAAGTACATGAAGCGGAAGGAAAGCCAGCTCAAACGCGCTGCACGTCTCAATGCACTGCGCAAAGCTGACAGTGACAGCGGCTTTTGGGACCTCAAAGACATCGCCGGCAAAAAGCAATCGGTCATCTACGGGCGCACGATCTACGCCTATTACGCCGATAGTTATAACGGCTACTGCTCGCACCTCGATCCGGTCGATGTGTACGACTTTCTCGTTGATCCGTCCGGTGGAGGGCTCGACCTCGAAAACGCCCGATACATGGGCCGTTATGGTGTCGTCAAAGACAAGCGCGAGCTGAAGGAGGGCATGAAAAGCGGATTGTATATCCGCATGGAAGTCGAAAGACTCGTAGACGGCTCTGGCAACTCAGCCGAAATGAACCAGGAGGAAATCAACAAACGCTCCCGCGCACTCGACACGAACATCACGAAGACCTCGAAAGAGATCGGCGACCCTGACAAATTCAAGTTCTGGGAATGGTATACGACGTTCGAAGGCGAGCGTTACTACGCACTCTACCAAGACAGTTCTGGCGTCATAATCCGTCTCGAACACCTCGAAGACCTTTTCACGCCCACAACTGATTTTCCCGCTGCGGCATGGCCGTTCTGGACCTACGCAGCCTTCCCCGACCTCACCGAGTTCTGGACGCCAAGCTATTGCGATTACGTTCGCGAGCTGTTCATGGCACAGGCGTCCGCTGTGAACCAGACGCTCGACAACGCCGAAGCCATCAACAAGCCGATGAAATACGTTGATACGGCCGCCATCAAAAACATGGCCGAGCTAAAATATCGCCGCGATGGCGTTGTAAAGCTCAAGGCCGGTACCGACCCGAACAAAGCAGTCCAAATCCAAACAACGCCTCAGATCGACACGCCACTTAAGCTTTTCCAGCTACTCGACGGCATTGTAGACAAGAACTCAGGCGTCACAGACGGCGATAAAGGCGTTTCAGGCGAAGAACGCGTTGCCATCTATCAGGGCAACCAAGCCAACGCGGGCGATCGGTACGGCCTTTTCAACAAATCCTACTCCTTTGGCTACCGACGTTTCGCACAGCTTTACGAGATTGGCGTATCGGACAACCTCACCAAGAAAGTAGCCATTGATATCATTGGCCCCGAAGGCATCGAAACCGAAGAAATCTCACGCCGCGACATTTTCAGAAAGAGTGAGCACTTTGGCATCACTGTTGAGGCCTCTGACGCAGAGCAGCAATCCGACGTGAACGACACCAAGAACAAGCTCCAGTTTCTTGAGCAGCAAGCCGGCTTGGAGCCAATGGTGGGCGTCATCAACTGGAAAAAGGCATTTGAGATCGGCGCAAAAGTGGTGGGCTTTGACGAAGACGACATCAAGCAGCTCCTCGACACGTCTGAATACGGCAACGCCGAGATACTTGCCGAGGCGGCGCAAGACATCGAAGGCTTGCTCGACGGCAAGCAGGTAAAGCCGAACCGCGCCGCCAATCTCGCCTACAAGCAGAAATTCGTGGACTACATGACCGACCATGAAAACGATATGTCGCACGAACAGTTCATGCGGCTCGCCAGTTACATCAAGTCTCTTGAGCCTATCATCATGAAAAATGTCGTACGCGAATTGACTGCTAGAGTTACCGCAGTGAAAGCCAACACGCTGCCGCCTGCCAATCCGGCACCCCAATCCAATCCGTCTCCAATGCCGCCGCCGGGAGGTGGCAACGGGGGATTATCAATAGTACCCGGCAATAATAACGATGGAGCAGCAGCCCCTAACGGACTTCCAGTACAAAGTACTCCAGTCCAACAGTGATTATAAGCAGTCCGTCATCGAGAAGACCGGTCTAAAGGCGCAGTTCACGCTCGCGCAGGTCGAAGACCACCAAGCGACTC